AATTTGCAATTCTTTGGTGGCAAGGGTGCCAGCGCAGGAACAACCGGTGGAAGAAAAGCCAAATTAGGTGATTTCTTTAAACCTAAAAGCAATAATACAGATTCTCTTGATTCTGAAAAGATAAAAAGAGCAAATAGCGCGTCTGTAATGGATATTGGAGATATAATCAATCGTACATATCAGAGGGGAAAAGAAGAAATTTTTACAATGGAGTTTTCCGATGCAGAGAAAAAAGATGCTGTATCAAAACTCAAGGAATTGTCAAATAATGCTTTAGACAGTGCGGCGAAAGCTGTTAATCCTTATGTATCTGGTAGATCAAGATTAAGCAGATCACAAATGACTGGTAGTGCGGCAGATAAAGCATCATCTGATAGGGGTAAAATAGATAGTTACATGAACAGCCTGCGGCAAAGATCTAAAGAGAATGCGAAGAAAAAAGCAAACGTCAGCTTAGCACAGCAATTACAAAGAGCGCAAGCAGAGGGAAGAATGGAAATAACGATAAATGGAAAGCGTTATTATAGAAAATCAAAACGTGGTAGTAATTGGTATGCGTAAGGGGTGAGTAACTATTGGCAGCGAGTGATAATTTAATACCAGGTGGATATAAGCTATCAGTCGCTGAACAGTCGGCGGGTGGTAAGCGGTCGGGAGAGGTCAGAAGACAGAAAAAGACCATGTCTGCTCTTGCAACTATGATGGTCAATGCACAGCTTCAAGGCAAGACCAAAGATACCATAAAAAAACAATTCGGCTTGTCTGATGACGATGATATTACCATTGCCAGTGCCATGATGGCGGGGCAGATGCAGTCCGCCATGAAAGGTGACAGCAAGGCATTTAATGCCATCTCCGCTCTTATCAAGGAGCAGGAAGATAAGGAAGCCAAAGCAGAAGCAGAACGCATTGCAAAGCTTAATCAGCATTACCATTTAGACCTTGATATGATTCCCGACAGCTTCCATGCTGTGATCCGTGACATCCGCAATGAGAAGCACCAGGAATATGTATTTAAGGGTGGTCGAGGTGGAACAAAGTCCTCTGACATTGCACAGATCATCATAGAGTTGATGCGCAACAACCATGATGTCCATGCTGTGGTATGCCGTAAGGTTGGCAACACTCTGAAAGATTCCGTATACAGTAAGATCAAGTGGGCTATTGGCAAGCAGGGATTCACGGAGGAGTTTGATGCACACAAGTCACCACTGGAGATTACTCTTAAAGCCACTGGCCAGAAGATATACTTCCGTGGCGCGGACGAGCCGGAGAAGATTAAGTCTATCTCCCCGGAGTTTGGATATATTGCTATCCTGTGGTTTGAGGAACTGGACCAGTTTGCAGGGCCCGAAGAAATCCGTAACATTACACAGTCTGCCATTCGTGGCGGTAACAAAGCGTGGATATTTAAGTCATTCAATCCACCCAAGACTGCGAATAACTGGGCGAATAAATATGTCTTAGAACCCAAGGATAACATGATCGTGCACCATTCTACCTACTTAGATGTGCCCCAGGAATGGTTGGGGCAACCGTTTATTGACGAAGCAGAGCATCTGAAAGAGGTAAACCAGGATGCATACGAACATGAGTACATGGGAATTGCAAACGGCAACGGTGGCAACGTGTTTGAATATTTGGAGATCAGAGAAATAACGGAAGAAGAAATTTCTCATTTTGATCGAATAGTTCAAGGAGTTGATTGGGGATGGTATCCGGACATATTTGCATTTAAGAGATTGTATGTTGATGTAAATCGAAAAAAAATCTATCACATAGCAGAACATTGTGTGAATAAGACTAAAAATTCTGACAATGCAGAATGGATCATAAGTCATGGATATAATGATTATAGAATAACTTGTGATAGTGCGGAACCCAAGTCCATAAATGATTTTAAGGATGCAGGATTACCGGCTGTTGGTGCAAAAAAAGGTCCGGGATCTGTTGATTATGGAATGAAAGCATTACAAGGATATACACATGTTATTGACCCAAAAAGAACACCAGTCACATACAAGGAATATACAGAGTATGAATATGAAAGAGACAAAGATGGAAACATAATAAGCGGTTATCCGGATAAAGACAATCATTGTATTGATGCGGATAGGTATGCAACGGAATCAATGTTTAACAAGCGAGGTACGAGCGCATAATGGGACTGATTCAGACTATAAAAGGATGGGTAAATATGCTATTAAAGAGAAAAGCGGAAGATGAATTCCTGGTGGATGCTATCAACACAGACACGATGGACAAATTTATCAAGCAGTGTGTGCAGATCTATCAGGGTAAGCCGGAATGGTTGGATGATAAAGACCATGTCAAAACTATCAACTTTGCGAAGTCTATCTGCTCCGAGGTTGCGCGACTGGCCACTCTCGCAATTGGGATCACGGTTGATGGCTCTGCACGGGCGGACTGGCTGCAACAGCAGATTGAGAATGTGTATTTTAACCTCCGACACTGGGTAGAATATGGCTGCGTGTACGGCACAGTGATCCTTAAGCCTAACGGCACAGGGATTGACCTGTTCACACCGGACAGATTTTTGGTGACGGAATGCGTAAATGATAAAATAACTGGTGTTATCTTCTATTTTTCCGAAAAAGTTAAAAAGGATCTGTGGTACACCCGACTGGAATATCACAGATTTGCCGATGATGGCTCTTATCTGATTGACAATGTGTGTTATGAGGGAAAGAGCAAGGACGATACATACAAAAAGGTTGATATCTCCGAGACACCGTGGAATGGATTGCTTGAAAGTGCTGTGATAGGTGGTATAGAACAGTCTTTGTACGGTGTTCTGCGCACTCCTCAAGCAAATAATATCGACATCAGTAGTCCGCTGTCCATGCCTATCTTCGCGGAAGCTATCGAGGAACTGAAAGACCTTGATATTGCTTACAGTCGAAACAGCAAGGAAATCGTGGACAGCAAACGCACAGTGTTGATGGATTCCGACAAGCTGTTCCCGTATCAGAATACGGATTTGTTTAAGGTTAGCCCCATCATTGCTGCGGACAGAACAAAAATTAAGATGGGCATGCCAGATTATGTCAAGGTGGTAGATGGCAACGGATCAGAGGACTTCTACCAGGAGATCAATCCCAAACTGCAGACACAGACCCGACTGGATGGTATCAATGCTATTCTGTCACAGATCGGCTATAAGATTGGATTCAGCAATGGATATTTCGTATTCAATCAGAAAACTGGCATGGTTACCGCCACGCAGGTAGAATCAGATGACCGCAGGACAATCCAGTTTATCAAGGATGTCCGGGACAAATTAGAGGACTGTTTGGATGATACCATCTATGCACTGGATGTGATGGCTACGCTTTACGGATTGGCTCCGGCCGGAACATATGAAGTGACATACGACTTCGGAGACATTACATACAACCGAGAAGAAGACCGCCTACGGTGGTGGCAATATGTTCAAGCGGGCAAAGTCCCGGCATGGATGTTTTTTGTAAAATTTGAGGGCATGAGCAAGGAAGAAGCCAAGGCTATGGTGGATGAAGCCCAGCCAAAGGAAGAAATGCTGTTTCCAGAGTAACTTGATTGCTCTTTTACCATTTAAGCATGAGATAGAACACAAATAACTTATCATCTTCTGTATTTGCGCTGACCGAGAAGTGAGAGAATAAACGGTTATAGCCTCATTTCTAAAAAATCCTAAAGGGGTGATAGAGTGGCACATGACAAGAACTACTATGCATCAGAATTTCATAAGTACTCTATCCACCGGACAGAAAAGGGTATTCGGATAGATATCAACTTCCAGCCATTGGGAGCGGCCCTTGACCGGGCACAGCTTGCGCTGGACAACCAGGTATGGGACGATATGAAACGGCATATGCCGCGGAGAGACGGGGAACTGATCCGCAGAACCAACGATCTGAATGAAGTATCTGCCGGATCCGGTGAAGTCCATGTGTATGACCCTACTCTGCCGTATGCCCATTATATGTATATGGGTGAGAAATATATTGACCCGGTTTGGCGGGTTGGTGGATTTTACGGTATCTTGCCAGATAAAGAAGGACAATGGTGGAGCCGCAAAGGTGTAACCAAGATTCCAAGCGGAGAACCGCTGAACTATACAAACCCTGAAGCAATCTCCTTGTGGGATGTGGAAGCCATTGAGAGATACGGTGATGACTGGGTGGAAGTAGTCAGACGGGTATTAGAGGGGAGTGACTTGAATAATTGATAACTCCTGAATATTTGAATGAGGTAATCCAAGGGGTAGAACTGGCGGTCAATCGTTTGAACAACCAGTTGCTGAAAGAGGTTGTAAAAAAGATTGTAGAAGCCTTTTACACTGGCAAAGACATATTGATGCCGTCTACCATACATAAATTGCATCAGATTGTGCAAAGCGGATACACAATTGACGAGATCCGCAAGACCATAGAAGATGCACTGCCGGACATATCCTCAGAGATCCATAAGGCATTTTTGGAATCTGCCAATACCATAGCAGCATACAACTATGAATTTTCAAAACTGATGATCCATGAGTACAACATCAACCGGGAGATGCCGGAATATACTTTCGAGAACATTCCGCGGTCTGCCAAGGACCTGAACATGACCCGTATGGAAATCATGAAGTTGGAAAACGCATACAAGCGCACAAACGGCACTGTCAAGAATCTGACTAAGACCACCGCAATATCTGTGCAGAATGAATATATACAAGCTTGTGACGATGTTTTTATGAAATCACAAGCAGGAGTGCCGGTACAGCAAGCTGTCAATGAGGTTGTGGGAGACCTTGCCAAACGGGGAATTACGACAGTAGAATATGGCACCGGTCACACGGAAAAGATTGACACATCTATTGCAAGGGCGGTACGCACCGGCATCAACCAGGCAAGCAGTGAAATCATCCTTACGCGCTGTGCAGAAATGGGAATCCAGTATGTAAAAGTCAGTCAGCATTTGGGAGCGAGAGTTACCAAGCATGATGACTACACAAACCATTCATGGTGGCAAGGCAAGATTTATTCCCTTGACTGGACAAAGGATGTGCTTAGCAAAAACATGACATCTGTTCCGATACAGGATGACGAATTTGGATATTTGCAAGAACTGAAGCAGAAACTTATGGTAGAAAAGAAATATAACTACCCTGACTTTGTGGAGACTTGCGGATACGGTCAGATTGAGGGAATCATCGGTATAAACTGCCGCCATACGTTTCAAATGTGGCTTCCGGAAATCAATATCAATCATGATGAGCCGATTGACCCGAAAGAGAATGAGGAGCGGTATCGGCATGAGCAGGAGCAGCGGGCAATGGAGCGGAGAATCCGCAGAATGAAAGGGGAACGGAAAGCCTTGCAGCAGATCCCACGGAACGAGGACACGGATGCAAAGATTTCGCTGTTGACAGAAAAAATCAAGAAATCTGTCGAGAAGTACCAGGAACATTGCAAAAAATACGGTCTGCCATATTATTCTGACAGACTGGGAATAGGGGTGATATGATGTATACGTATTATAATCCGAACCCGAACGGAGCCACGGTAGGTGACTGTGTTGTCAGAGCATTGTGCAAGGCATTTGGCATGGACTGGGACAAGTGCTTTTCGGAACTGGTCGCATATGCATACTGGCTGAAGGATATGCCATCTGCCAACCGTGTATGGGGTAAACTGCTTGCAGACAAGGGATATCATCGTAAAATCTGTGATTGTGACTGCACGGTAGCGGAATTTTCCGAAGAGCACACGGACGGTATTTACGTCCTTGCATTGCAAGGCCATGTTGTCTGCGTGATTTACGGTGTTTACTATGATTCGTGGGATTCCGGGCGGGAAGTACCATTGTATTACTGGCAGAAATAAAAGTACAAAAGGAGAATAATTATTATGGAGTTTTTGAACACATTTCTTTCGATTTGTGGCGGTGTCTCGATTGTGGGCGGTGCAGTTGCTATTGTGTGGAAAGCTATAAATCCAGCAGTAAAGCTGGGAAAGCGTGTTGAAGAGTTGGAAAAGAAAGCTGATAATGATTATGAATCCATAGAAGCTATCAAAGATGCTCAGTCTCTTCTTTGTCAAGGAATGATAGCTATGATTGATGCTCAGTTGACCGGGAATAACGTGGAAAATCTGAAAAAAACCAAGGATAGCATGATTAAATATCTTGCGGATTCCAAGTAGTGGGGGATAAAAATTGAAAATCTGTGAATTTACGATGCCGGAAATCAGATATCTACTGGCAGAATGTAATTTTACAGAGGATGAGCGCACACTGTTTGATATGCGGTGCGTGGATGTACCACTGGAAGAATGCGCGGAGCGCATGAATGTGTCTATCAGCACTGTAAACAGGCTAAACAAACGCATAAAACAAAAAGTTGGTAAAATAAAATATTGATAGTATAATATATCCATAGAAAGGATGTGGGTATATGTTTGTTGCATTTTTGTTTTTTGCTATAATAGTAATATTTGTTTGTTTTTTTATTATTGACAGAATAATCACATTGAAAAGGTTGGAAATAAACCAAAAAGAATGGGATGAATATTCGGCAGGAAAATCCCTTAAATGGAAACTTAATAATTTTGTTGATTTTTCGATTGAGAATAAATACAAACACGACTGGCCTTATTATTATTTTCCTAGAATGTGATATTAAAATGACATTTTTAAGAGAGTTTACCGAAATGGTAGGCTCTTTTTTTGTGCCTTAAAATCAAAGTATGAAAAAAGGTTATAGCAATCTCTATTTATCCACGGATGATAGAGATATCATGGACGAACTGAATAGACTGGAGGAAATGAACAATGCCGTATCCACAGAATCCTTACATGAATTATCAGACCGGCTGTCAGCCACAGGCTTTACCGACTATGCAATCGCAAGCATCCTATCCTGCTCCCTCATCTAATGGGATTAACTGGGTGTCCGGGGAAAGCGGTGCAAAGTCATGGATTGTTGGAAGAGGGGAATCTGTATTGCTGATGGACAGCGAGAGCCAGTGCTTTTACCTCAAATCAGCAGATTCAAGCGGTATGCCGTTACCACTACGGGTATTTGATTACACAGAGCGCACGCAGACCGCTCCACAAGGCTCACAGACCGTCTTAAATCAATCCAATGATAATTTTATCACACGGAACGAATTTGACGATTTGAAGGCAAAATATGAGGAGTTGGAAAGACAAATGAAATCTTCCAGCAAGCCGGCTGTCAGAAAGAAAGAGGTGACAGAGAATGAGTAACCCTTTATTCAATCAGCTTAATCAGAACAGCCCTATGTCTATGGTACAGCAGTTTAATCAATTCCGACAGCAGATGCAGGGAGTTAATCCTCAAAACATGGTAATGGATATGCTCCGGTCGGGAAAAATAAATCAGCAACAGCTTAACCAAGCACAGCAGAAGGCACAGCAGATGCAATATTTACTACGGCAATAAGTCGGGTCGACACGGCTTTAAGCAAATAAATCATAATCGGAGGAGATTATAATGACAGACGGATTATCAGCAAGTGATGTTGCTCTCTTACAGGGTAACAGAAACAGTAACGATGATGGTATGTGGGGCGGTAACGGTGCATGGTGGATCGTATTGTTCCTGATCTTCGGTTGGGGCAGAAATGGCTTTGGCTTTGGCGGTGGTTCTGGATCCGCAACAGACGGATACATTCTGACTTCCGACTTCGCCAACATCGAGCGAAAGATTGATAGTGTCAACACCGGGATGTGTGATGGCTTTTACACACAGGCACAGCTTATCAATGGTGTAAACAACAACATCTTAACACAGGGCAATGCTACCAATGTGGCACTGATGCAGGGATTCAACGGTTTGCAGACTCAGATCGCAGATTGTTGCTGCCAGAACCGCTATGATGCACTGCAGAACGCTAACACCACCAACAATGCGATTCAGAGTGGCTTCTGCCAGACGAATTTCAATAACTCTAACAACACTAGAGATATTATCGAAAGTCAGAACGCAGGAACCCGTGCAATCCTTGAAGCAATCCAGGCTAACAAGGTTGAGGCTCTTAATCAGCGTATTGCTGAGCAGAATCAGCAGATCAATTCCTTACAGCTTGCGGCATCTCAGAGCGCACAGAACCAGTACCTTGTAAACCAGTTGAGACCCAGTCCTACACCTGCATACGTGGTACAGAACCCGTACTGTTGCTGTGGACAGACTTATGCCGGGTATTATAACGGTACCACAATTGCATAGCGAGTAATCGGAGCGTAAGGCTTATTCGGGAATAGGGTGTGCCTGCGGGTATGCCCTTTTTCTGACAGAAAGAGGTGAACAATATGTTTTTAGGACGAGTAACGGGATGGACTTCTGTAGTTGGTCAGTATATCCCTTTTCAAACTGTAAAAAATACCAACAGTAAAATCACAAACAGCAACGGTCTTTTATCTCTGCGGACTGGTGGACTGTGGGACATTGATGCCGCACTTACACTGTCCGGGGTTGCCGGGGATGTGGTTGTATCGGTACTGGCAGACGGTGTTGCTACCGGCACGACAGTAACAGCCACCACCACCGCAGCGGGATTTGTGACGGTGCCGGTTGTAGATGCAATCAGAACCGTACTGGCGCAGTATCCCAATGTTGCAAATGTCGGCTTGCAGATTGATACTGCCGGTGTGACAGTAAGCGGCACTCTGCGTGTCGAGAATGTGAGGTGAGCATGATGAGACATGATAAGATGTTAGATGTAATCTGCGAGGAGATCGACAAGATTGCGGATAAAGGGTTGACTACTGGAAATCTCGATACCGCATTCAAGCTGATTGATATGTACAAGGATCTCAAGACCGTTGAGGGAATGGAAGAGTACGAAGATGACCGATACAGCCAGGCTAGAGGGCGGATGAGAGCCAAGAGAGACAGCATGGGACGGTATTCCCGCAGATACGATGATGGGAACTCTTACGATGACGGTGATTACTCTGAGAGAAGATACATGGACAGCAAGCGGATGTACCGAAATGACCATTCTATGGCCAGTAAGCAGAGTATGCTCGCAGATCTTGAGGACTTTATGGGAGACATGCACAACAAGTTGAAGGAACTTAAGCGTGATGCTGACACACCAGAAGAACGTGAGACCATCGACAAGTACATTAAGATGCTTGAAAGAATGTAAAATCAGAAGAGGGCAGGTAAAACTGCTCTCTTTTTATGCAAAATAACATGTGATATAAAAACACTAGATATTTAATATTTACATAAAATAACAAGTGTGATAAAATTAAATCGCAGGCAACCATATATTCTTTCAGACCTCTCCTAAAGGCGAAAGCCCTGCGTGATAGTTTAATGGCAAAAACTGCACTGTGGAAATGGTGCAATATCGGTTCGATTCCGGTTCATGCGGTTTGGTCGGCAGACCTAAAATGACAAGCATACACAACAACATGGTCGATGGTTACAGACCTAAAACAACCTAATATGGAGGATTGTATGAAAACAGAGGAATTAAAAGCACAGGGATTAACTCAGGATCAGATCAATTTTGTCATGGCTGAGAACGGCAAGGATATCGACAAGATTCAGAAAAAACTTGACGATATGACCGTGGAGCGTGACAAGGAAAAAAGCAGGGCAGATACCGCGGAAGATACCTTAAAAGGTTTTGACGGGGTTGATGTTGATACGCTGAAAAAGTCCATTGCGGACTGGAAGAAAAAGGCAGAAGATGCAGAGAAAGATTATAAGCAGAAGATTGCTGACAGAGATTTTGATGATTTGCTGAAAGAAGCTATCAAATCTGCCAACGGTCTGAATGAAAAGGCTATCATGGGATGCCTTGACATTTCCACTCTGAAAGCATCCAAAAATCAGAAATCTGATATTGAAAGTGCTATTAAGGCTCTGTCAGAAGCTGAGGACAGCAAGATGCTGTTTAAGGCAGAGAGCATTGTTACTCCCCATTTTACAAGTGTAAATAAGGGAGGTAACAACGGCAGCGGTATCAAGTCCAAAGAAGATATCTATGCCACAGATCCTAAGACTGGAAGATTTATTTACGGTACAGCGGAAAGACAGAAATTAATTGCTGAAAACCCGCAGCTTTTCCAGTAAATCAATAACCGGTTCGCAATTTGAGCGGATCGCTAACCATCAAAAACTATTGGAGGTATTTTTATGGCAAACATTACGACAGCCGCAGAAGACAACCTGATTAAAAGCGAAAACCTTGTCACTGTTCGTCAGATTGATTTTGTTTCTCGTTTTGGCTATTCCATCAAAAAGCTGATGGAGCTGCTGGGAATTATGAGACTGATTCCTAAGCAGGCAGGAACAATGCTTAAGAGACATACTGTAACTGGTACCCTGCAGGACGGTACTGTTCCTGAGGGTGAAATCATTCCTCTGTCTAAGTATAGCACGGTTGATACCCCTATTGGAGAGATTGTTCTTGGAAAATGGAGAAAAGCCACTACCGCAGAAGCTATTTTGGATAAGGGGTATGAGCAGGCACACAATGAGACGACAGAAAAGATGCTACAGGACATTCAGTCCGGCATCAGAAAAAATATTATTACATCCCTTACTATTGCTGGACAGCCCACTGCTACTGGTGTGGGAGCGCAGGCAGCTTTTGCTGATGCGTGGGGCAAACTTCAGAACATTTACGAAAATGACAATGTAGAAACTGTATTTTTCGTAAATGCGGAAGATGTCGCTGATTACCTTGGCAAGGCAAATATTACTGTACAGACTGCTTTTGGTTTCAATTATGTCGAGAATTTCCTGGGTCTTGGAACCGTGATCATGAACAGTAGTATTACCAAGAACACCTTTTTTGCCACTGCAAAAGAGAACATCGTAGGTTACTATGTTCCTGCCAACGAAAGTGATCTTGCAAAGGCATTCGCTTTCTACTCTGACGAAACTGGATTTATTGCGGTCCATGAATACGCAGATTACGACAGGCTGACCGCTGATGACACTGTTTTATCTGGAATTAAGATTTTCGCAGATAATGACAAGGGTGTCATCAAAGGAACCATTACGCAGGCAGCAGCGGCAAGCCTGGGGGAATAACAGGCTATAGCTTAAGCAGATACACAGCCGAAGATCTGAATGGCATGACGGTTGCCGAAATCAGATCTTTGGCTGATGAGTTGGGCTATAGCATAACAAAGACAAAGAAAGCAGACATTATTGACGAGTTTTTGGCACAGCAGGGGTAAATCAGTATGTATGTAAACTATGAGTTTTACAAAACTTTATACGAGACTACTGTTGATGAGACGGTTTTCAATCGGCTCATTTGGAACGCTGAAAAGCTTGTCAAGAATGCTGTGACGGGTGTTGATGGTAGATGCAAGTTGGATTTTGCATTCCCGGAAGCGGCATACGATGCCGAAGCGGTCAAACGCTGTGAATGTGCTTTGGTGGACATCATGGCAAAGATTGAAAAGGCAGAAACAGAAGCAGAGGGCAATAAGACGGTGAAATCCGTATCGGCAGGAAACGAAAGTATCTCTTATGATACTGGTAGTGGTCTGATAGGCAAGGTCTTGTCAGACAAATCTGCACAATCAAGATTATATGCGGATACCATTAACGAATACCTGAGAGGTACAAAAGACAAAAACGGAGTAAATCTTCTGTTTGGTGGAGCATATCCTTATTATGTGGAGGTATAAAACATGGATTTTGGAATTGCAAGTGTGGCAGCTATTACCGTGATTTGCTATCTGGTATCACAGGGAATCAAAGCCACGAAACTTGACAATAAGTGGTTGCCTGTTATCAGCGGTCTTGTTGGCGGAATCCTCGGTGTTGTTGGGCTGTATGTGATGCCGGATTTTCCGTCCAGTGACATTATCACAGCTATTGCGGTAGGCATCGTATCCGGACTAGCAGCTACGGGAGTAAATCAAATCTATAAACAGTTAAAGTAAAAGAGGTAGGGTGCTATGTATTCCGATACAGTAACGATTTTCAACCGATATGAGAGCCGTTTGGGGGATATGTGGTACCCTACTGTTTTGCATGATGTAAATGTCATGTCAGACCGCTCGGCCATCGTACAGAAGTATGGGGAAGAATCCAAGGACAATGCGGTTCTGAATGTTCGATACGATGCAGGAGATATGATTGCCGGGAAAAGCTATCTTACTCCAAAAGCATGGGACAGACAGACAAATGATCTTCTGCCACAGACAATCACATTTACACCGGGTGAGAAATTCGATTTCTTTTATGTGGGGGAATGGACGGAGGATCCCATTGCGGATGATGACTATGAGAACGGATTTTACGATTACATGAACAGCACCTATGACGGTGTGTATGCCGTAACTTCCGCGTCAAAACTGGGAGTTATACCACATTTTGAGATCACGGGAAAGTAGGTGGATTATGGCAGATAAAAAAGAAGAAGTAAGATATGATCTTGACGGGCAAGAAGTTGTCACTACTGCTCTGATGGATCTTATCAACCAGTATCCGGGGCTGTCCCCGGGGGATTCCATCGAATACGCTACACTGGGGGATTCCAAGGGGAAAGCGGTGTTCCCGTCAACCGGGAGCGCAATCCGACAGGAAAAGACGGATGTGACTGGTCATGTGGAGCAGACCTGTGATTACCCATTCATCGTGGTTTACCGGGCAAGCGGACTGTCAGAGAGTCGCAAGGCAAAGGTCAAGGAGTGGCTTGATAACCTTGGCAGATGGCTTGAGCGTCAGACCATAACAGTAAATGCTGAAGAGTATCGGTTGGAAGAATATCCGAGTCTTACGGGGGATAGGGAGTTTAAGCAGATACAGAGAGTAAGTCCGTCATACCTTGATTCTATCAACGAGGACAAGGCGGAGAACTGGATCATTAACATCACAGCAATTTATAAAAATGAATTTGACTTGTAGAAGTCGACCGGGCGGCAATATGGAAGCCGCTCGCTAACCTAATCACTCAAACAGTTATAGGTAGGAGGTTATTTTTTATGAAATTAAAGCGAGAAGCACACGCACTTTACACGAAACCGGCAAGCGGTACTCTTTCCCAGGCATATTACTTACTGGGAAAAGGCATTGATGACATGAGCGTAGAAATGAATGGCTCTTTTGAGCAGACCCGTGATGTCACCGGTGACGTTTCTGTTAGCGATACGGGGTATTCTCCCCAGGTCAGTGTCGAGCCGTATCACGCGGATCCGACAGATTCCATTTACGAATTTTTGAAAGATATTGCCATGAACCGCAAGTCTGGTGATGACTGCAAGGTGAAAATCCTTGAAGTACTGATTGACAAGACAGATGAGGGAAGCGGATACGATGCATGGGAAGAGGATGGCAAGGTGGAGATCACTTCTTATGGTGGTGATACTTCCGGGCTTGGTATCAACTTTAACCTTTGGTATGACGGCAACCGTACCAAGGGAACCGCAACCATTGCTGCTAAAGTGCCTACATTCACAGCAGGTTAATAAGAAAGAGAGGATGAAAGAATATGGGAAAAATTGTAGTTGATAGAGGACTTGAACAGTACACCATCGAGGACAAGAACGGCACTGTATTGGGTAAGTTTGAAATGAATCCCGCGGATGTGGAACTGGTCAAGCGGTATGAGCACGTAGCTGAAGCAGTGAGCCATATCGCTGACAATGTGGATGAGCGCAAGGATATTGTGGACGTTGTGAAAGAAATGGAAGAAGAACTGGATAAGCAGATTGACTATCTGTTCAATTCTAACGTATCGCAGAGTTTCTTCTCCATCACATCCCCGTTTACCGTTCTGGCCAATGGTGAGTTTTTTGTTGAAAACGTGCTCAATGCTATCGGCAAGCTGATTGAAGCAGAGACCGGCAAACGATTTGAAAAGGTACAGACCAAAATTGGCAAGTATACCAGTAAGTACCACAAGTGAGGTTTGGAATGAATCTATGGGAATTGCCTACATCCGTGACAGCAAATGGACATGAATATCCTATCAGGACAGATTATAGGGCGGTGTTGGATGTGCTGACCGCCCTTTCTGACAAGGATATGACCGGGGATACACCGGCAGAGACAAATTACATCCAAAGTGAGATCATCCGACAGATCATGTTTGAGGATCCCGACAGCATACCTGATGAAGATTTGGAAGATGCATTCAAAGGTGTGGCGGAATTTATCGACATGGGTATCGAAAAAACGGACAAACCGAGTCCGCGGGTTATGGACTGGGAGCAGGATGCAACACTGATCATCCCGGCAGTAAACCGTGTGGTTGGTAGAGAAATCCGCGCGGACAAATATATGCACTGGTGGACATTTCTGTCAGCGTACATGGAGATAGGCGAGTGTACTTTTACTCATATCCTATCCATACGCCAGAAAAGAGCCACCGGGAAGAAATTGGAAAAGTGGGAGCAGGATTACATCCGGGATAATAAGGATGTGGTGCTGCTTAAGGATAAATTGACAGAGCAGGAGAAGCGGGAGCGTGAGGAAGATGAAAAAGCCCTCAAGGAACTGCTAGGATAGGCGGTGCGTGTGGCAAATAATGCTGTTGTAATTGATACTGAACTTAGAATAGACCAAGCTAAAAAGGAAATTTCTAATTTAGAGTCCTATATAAAAAATTTGGAAGCAACAAAAGAAAGAATGGATAGAATTTTTTCCACATCTAAAGAAATTGGAATTGCTCCAAGTAAAGATGATTTGAAGTATTACGATACACTTGTTTCTGAAATAGATAGGGCAAAAAATAACATATCTGGACTTAATGCAGAAATACAGTCTTTGGAAAATTCTAAAAACGGAATGGAAGATAAGGCAAATAGTATTAAGAATATCAGAGACGCTTCTGAAAAAGCATCTAAATCTATCAGAAAAATGGGAGATTCTGCTAAAAAAAGCAGTGGAGGTTTCAAAGTTGGTTTAAAAACCATGCTTAAATATGTTTTTGGAGTTCAAAGTCTGATAGCACTTATCAATAAGTTGCGCTCTGCGATGGTTGAGGGCTTAAAGAACCTTGCTCAATTCAATGATGGTGTAAATCCTACCAACACGGCATTGAGCAACCTTAAATCGGCTCTCACGCAGTTAAAGAATAGCTTCGCTGTGGCATTTGCACCGATTCTGACGGTAATAGAACCGATTTTGACAAGGCTTATCAGCTTGTTGAGCACTGCCATGAATTATGTCGGGCAGTTTTTTGCGGCACTGACCGGAGCAAGTACCTTCACAAAGGCTATCAAGGTGCAAGAGAACTATGCAAAGAGCCTTAACGGGACCGCGGCGGCGGCAAAGAAAGCAAAAGGATCATTAGCAAGTATTGATGAACTGAATAACCAGTCCAAGCAGGACAACAGCGGTGCAGGCGGTACGGTGTCTCCCAACGATATGTTTGAGGTTGCACCGATTGAGAGTAAGATTGCGGGATTGGCAAGCAAACTGAAATCCATCCTTGATCCGATAAAAGAAAGTCTGCAGAACTGGTTCAAGAATATTGATTTCCAACCGCTGATTGACAGCTTTGAGAAATTGAAAACAGCAATCGAGCCATTAACGGATAATATCGGAAAAGGCCTTTTGTGGCTACTTGAGAACGTTTTAGAGCCGCTCGGTAGTTTCGTAATTGAAGATGCACTACCGGCATTTTTTAATCTGTTGGCCAGTGCAGTAGAAGCTTGTAATAAGGCATTTGAAGTGATTTCCCCGTATCTGAATGAGATATGGAACGAAGTGTTTGCCCCGTTTGCAGCATTCCTCGGAGAGACCTTTGTTGGAATATTGAACGATGTGTCTCAGTTTTTCTCCGAAATGGGAGATATGTTCGTTGAGAAATCGGAAGAAATCGGAACTATATTTGAGTTTCTGAAAACCGTATTGGACCTTGTATCGATAAAATGGAAGGTATGCATCCAGGCTATGTCTGGACAGTTAAAGCCTTTTCTTACAATGGTTAAAAACATTATATCTCATGTAATTGATATTTTAAGCGGTTTGATCAAGTTTATCACTGGAGTATTTACCGGAAATTGGAAGCAGGCATGGGAAGGTGTGAAAGATGTCCTTAAGGGCATTCTTAATGTCATCATTGATATAGTTGAGGGAAGCATTAACAGAATCATCGGTGCGCTGAATGCAATTAGTTTTGACATCCCCGATATAGTGCCCGGCATTGGTGGAAAGCATATCGGATTTAACATCACACCAGTATCACTGCCCCGTCTTGCAACCGGTACGGTTGTTCCCAGGCAGTCAAGAGAGTTTGCAGCTATACTGGGTGACAACAACAGAGAGACCGAAGTGGTGTCTCCTCTGTCAACCATGAAACAAGCTATGGTTGAAGCATTGCAAGAGAGTGGATATTACCGGCAAGGCGAGAGCGGAGATATTGTTATAAACATTGACGGTTGGGAAGTGTTCCGCGTTGTAAAGAAGCAGAACGACAGCTATATTCAACGCACCGGAAGAAGTGCATTTCAGTATTAAGGAGGTGTATGTAAGTTATGTATTCCGGGTTTTTATTAAAAATAGGCAATGAAATATTCAATATGAAGTATATAAAAGAAAAAACATACAAGGGATATGTTTCTGTTCAGGACCTTGACTCATATCGAGATGCAAATGGTTTATTGCATAGGGAAGCTCTTTCCCATGTACCTATCAAGTGCGAGTTTGAAACTATCCCGTTAAATAATGAACAATATGAACAAATCATGGATATGATCCGTAGAAACTATATCAATGAATTGGAAAGAAAAGTTACAATTACCGCTTTTATATTGGAATATAACGGATATGTAACGCAGGATGCGTATATGGCAGAACCGCAACCTCAGATACAAACTATAAAAGATAACAAAATACAATATGCACCATTAAGAATTGCATTTATAGGATATTGATATGATTAATTACGAATATGAATCATTATTTCTTAAAAATTCCATAAAGAGAGAAATGTATATTGAATTCAATGGCGGTACACTCGACAATACAGATTTGCACTGCGAGGAATGGTCTTTGAAAGAGGGACTTTGTTCGGAAAACGAATTACGTTTTGGATGTTGTGAAGCATCTGAACTGAAATTTCGTGTAACAAATTCCGTCAGCAGTTTAAAAAACAAAAAACTTAGTGTTTTTTCTATTTTGGGAGGACATTCTGAAAAACCATTCCAATATGGTTATTATAATGTAATATCTGATGAAAAATCTGGAGATAGAAAATATAGAGACATCACAGCTTATGACAAAATGTACGACGTTGCAAATTCCGACGTATCTGCATGGTACAACAGTTTAGCGTTTCCTTTATCATTATTAAATTTTCGAAACAGTTTTTGCGAATATTTAGGTA